GTAGTCAGCCCGTCCGCCGTTTTCAGCAGTTCCGGCTTGGCACTGGCCATCAGCTTTAACGCTTCCGCCGCCTGGCTGGCACTGTACTCGGTGGTGCGCCCCATCTGCTGCGCGGCTTCATCGAATTGTTTCAGCTGTGCGCCGGTAGCACCGGTGATAGCGGAAAGATCTGACAGCGCCTGGCCATACTGCCGCGTTGTGGTGATGATACTACCCAGCGAGAATCCTAACCCTGCGACGCCAGCCAAACCCGCCAGCGTCCCTTTCAGGCTGCTGACCGTTTGCCCGACACGCTGATAAGCCTCGTCGGTCTTTTTCGCATCCTGCTGGGCTTGGCGGTTAAACTTGCCGGATTGATCGCCAGCGGTGCGGTAAGCAGCCACCAGCTTGTTTCTAAAACTGGCGTCATTCAGGTACAACCCGACCGCCAACGATGCTACATCAGCCATTTCCAAGCACTCGCATAACGTCAGCACACTGCGCATCAAGGGTACTTTGCACAGGCTGAGCGGGTTGATGAACAGGGGCATCTTCCGCAGTGTCGGCAGTAATGCCCTGCAGTTTGAAGTATGCCCGCCAGTGATTCAGAACTTGCGCCGGTAACGCGGCGATTTTGCGAGGGTCTGACTCACCCCAGCGATCGGCCAACTGAAAAATCAGCATCAACCAGGGTGAGTCAGTTAGTTTTTTTCCGCGTCTTCCAGCGTGCCGACAGCATGACGTTTAACGGTACTGATCGCATTAACCAGGGTCGGGTTATCGTGGGCCTTCAACAGTTCATCCACGCTGGGCAGCGCACTCGTCGGAATCCGCTTACCGTCCGGCGTCATAAAACAGGACAGTAGCAACTCAACGTTTAGACGGGCGGCCTTATTCATATCACCGGTCTCGATCGCATCTTTCATGCCATCTTCATTATCCTGCAGCTCGGATGCCTTCAAGCGGCGGATAAAGGTTTTAGTACCAAACATCGGCACTTCAAGCACGTGGTCGTCAGATTTCAGCAGTGCTGTCTTAAGCGCCTTCAGATCGTATTTATCGGTCATCGATTTTCCTTACTTAACAGTTACGGTCGCTGCTGCGCTATTGAGGGTGTCAGCACGTTCAGCAGACAACACCACGCGATACGCACCGGCATCAGCCGCCACAACAGAGTTTTTGGTATAGGTGGCAGCGGTAGCGGCGTTAATATTGGTGCCGTTCTTCTGCCATTGGAATTTAACGGGCTTGCCGTTACTGGAGATAGCCGCAACAGTCAGGGACAAATTGCCCCCAACCGCCAAATCAGCGTTTTTCGGCTGGGTAGTCACGCTGATCACACCTTTGGGGCTACGGCTCCCCATGTGTTGTTATTCTGCTTGCCCTGCACGGTGATCTGAATGACTTCGCTAGCCGGTGCAGCGATCTCATTCATTTTCCAGCCAGACAACGAAAGGATGGAGGTTGAGGTGCGTCCGTTCGGAAGCTCTACGTAGAACTGCACGGTTTCGCGGTTATCTGCGGCTGTAAGGAATGCTGCAAAATCTTCATTGGCCGGATCATCGATAAATCCGATCGACTTCTCAGCGCCTTCAGGTAGGTCAGAAATAAACTGCTTTGTGGTGTCGATCAGGGTGGTGCAATCAACAAAACTGCCGGTCTGCCCCATTTCACCGACCGCCTTACAGTTAGTCAGCGCTTTCAGGGTTGCGGCAGCAGCGCCGACTGCGCCCCATTTCACAACAGTACCAGCCGGAAGCATGGCGTATTCTGGCGAAGTTTTATCAGCCATAATGTCTCTCTCTTAATGATTGTGGCAGCGATCGCTACCGGTTTTCGATGCCGTAGCGGATCTCTGCCGCCAGGATGCGTAACACTTTGGTTTTGTTGTAATCCAGGGCTGGACGGATAAACGGATCGGCAACTTGTTTTACCGTGCCGAATTCCTGCGCCAGCGCCTTCATCTGGTGCGCCTTGCTGGGACCGACTCGCAGTGTGACCTGCGCACGACCTCGGGTGGTCGAACGGATTGTAATGCTGTCACGCATATGCGGGCCGGAGGCAGTTTCGTCATATCCAGCATGCTCCTGCATATCCTCTAACACCGGTACCAAGGCGGCGCGACCTGCATCACGCAGAATTTTTGTTGAGACGTCCCTGCCCAGGGCTTCCAACTGACGCGCCAATTCATCTATACCCATGATATTGATACCTATCATGCGGCCTCCTCCGGGTAACAGATGAAGTAATCGCGTACCAGTCGGTACTGGATGCTGTTGTTGGTCAGCGTGGTGGCACCTTGCAACATTGTGCCGCGTGTCACCGTCTGAACCGGCCAGCGGCCAATGTGCCCGTGCTGAATGCCTTCCCAATCGGCGCAGATGGCCTTATCCAGCTCAAGCAGGCGGGCGTAATCATCGATGACGTATAGCGAAACTTGGAAGCGGCCTTGCACCAGCGCGGTGCTGGCCAGCCCGGTATCAAATTTAGGGTCGGTGATTTTTTGGTATGTCACCCCTTCCTGCTCTGGATCGGGCAACAATAGCGGGTACGCTGGCAGACTGGTCAACGACTCCAATGCCGCTTTGATTTCATACTCGATCATGACGAATATCTGCCTCCGCCGTAATTAACAACCGGTCTGACTGCGAGCGGTCAGGGGCTCGCACGGTAAAGGTTCGTTTTTGGAAAACCACCTGCCAGTCAACGGTGATTTCATCACGCGGGCGGAGCGTGAACAGCATGGTTTCCACCACCTGGCCCTGCTCCCCGGTGCGGATTTTACGGTTAGAAATCGGCTCAGCATCCGCCCAGACTTCTTTCACGAACTCAAAGGATTTCACCGGAGAACCGGTTTGCTCATCACGAATGGTGACGGGACGAAAAAGCGCTATCCGAAAACGAAGCTGCCCAGCGCGTAATGATTTCATAATCCGTAAATCCGATAAGGTTGAAGTAGAGACTCGACGGCCAAAGGCAGCTTGGATGCTGATGCTCCGACTACTGCGGCCTCTCGATTGGCATACCAATGCCCGATACAGAGCAGCATGGCTGTACGAACGTCATCATCCAGCAAAATCCGATCTTCATCGTCCTCATAGCCAGGGTCTGATTTACTGGCGTAGAGCGTTCGGCGGGTATACATCTCAACATGCTTTTTCGCCGCACCAATGAATACGCCAATCAGTTTGTCGTCCACACTGAAATCAGGCTCTAGGCGGCAATGCTCTTTCACCAATTCCAGCTCAAGCATAGGTCACCTTACTTTTTTGTTTTCTTTCCGGGCTCTGGCTGCTCTGGCTGCTCTGGCTGCTCTGGCTGCTCTGGCTGCTCTGGCTGCTCTGGCTGCTCTGGCTGCTCTGGCTGCTCTGCAGGATTGTGTTCATCCACCAGCTCGGCATAACCTTTTTTGATCAGCTCGCGACCGTGTAGCTCCTGCGTCTCGAATGACTCACCGTCATTGACCACCCGGCTACCGAACAAAATCGGCACAAGTGCTTTAACTTTCATGAATATCTCCTGAAAAAGCGGCCCGAAGGCCGCCATATGTGGAAGCCATTAGCCGCCGGTTGGTGGAGTTGGAACAGTGAAGGCACCCGTAACGAACGCTTCCGGACGTTTTACGGCCAGCGCCACACGCTCTTCGCAACGAATGGAGATCATGTTTTTCTCGAAGTCGTCGGCGTTTTCGGTACTGATCACCACGTTGGCCTCTTCACGGTCGAAGAGTTGCGCACCTGCGCTGAATGCGCCGGTCAGGAATTTACCCAGGAATGCGGGGGCTTCCGTCGCCACAACTGGCAGGCCCCATAGAGTCGGGCCGACGAGCGCTGATGGGTTAGCGAGGATATAGCGGCCCAGCGTGTCCTTGAGCAACTCAATTTTGGCCCAGTCGGTGAAATGCAGCACATGGCCCGTTGATGGGAAGCGGGCTAACTGGGCTTGTAACATCGCCAGACGCAGATCATCAATGCCGTTTTGCATCGCCACTTCAAACGCCGCTTTATACTTCGACGCCTGCGGCATGATGCCCTCCAGGTGAGCACCGGTACCGTCACCGAACAGAATTTCCTGCTCTTCGACATATTTCAGGCCAAAACGCAGTTCTGCATCCACCGTCGATTGCAGCTGCGCAAAGTCGTCCAGGATCTGCTTGGACGCCTTGAACATGTGCGCCAGGGTGCGAACCGGTGTGATTTTCTCCGCGAACTGGATATCGCTGTACGGTTTCGCCGTGTTTTCAGGCACTGCGGCGGCCTTGTTGGTGAAACCGGTTTGCTGTACCCAGTAAATGGTGCTGGAACCCGTCTTGCCTGGTGCGATCAGGTCGCGGATAAACAGGCGTTGTTTCGGGGCGGTATCAATCCCCGGCAAGCGCTGCGGCGCCACAATTTGCCCCGGCACATCAGTAGAAATCAGTGCGGCATTAACCGGGATGCTGAGGCGTTGGTTACCTTGAATACCTGAAGCAAAATCTTTCAGCGCAGATGCAGAAATCACCTGCTGGCCAACGGATTGAATAACCGCTGCAGCAGTGCTTAATGGCATTTGTGCCACATGCTGCTCCAGCTCACCCAAGGCAGACTTCAACGTTTTCTCTGCTGCCTTCATGGCATTCAGCTCGGTGGCCATTTTATCAACGGCATCTTTTGTTTCTGCCGAAAGCTCGCCGGACTTTTTGGCCTCTTTTAGTGCATCCTCAGCTTTGACATTAAATTTACTGGTCGCATCTTCGATAGAGGCGGTGACTTTTTTCAGGATTTCATTTACTTCAGACATAGTTTCTCCAGATTATTGGCATGCCGAAACCAGCCCACTTAATGCGGCGTCCAGTTTGGCTAAGGTTTCAGGGGTTGCTTCGGCAGCGCTCGGCGTGCCAGTTGGATCGGTAACAGCGCCCGGCGTGTTACCCGTAAGGGCTTTCAGAAGTTTGCGGCGTTCTGACCGTGGGGTGTTCGCCTTGGCCAGTAAAGAATCCAGCTTGCGCAGAGCCGCTGCGGGTGACTCATCGTCACTGGTGACGGAATCGGAGGAAAGCAGGCCATCAGCCAATCCCTTCTCGATAGCATCACTGCCACCAATGTAGGTTTCGCTATCCATCATCTGCTTGATGGCGTCACTGTCGAGACCGGAGCGGGCCGCGTAAATATCGGCCATCGCGTTATCGAAAGGCTCCAGATAGTCCACCATGGCGGCAAAGTCATGGCGGTTGCCTATCGCCACTACCCAGCAGTTGTGGATCATCAGGAAGGCCCCGCGACCGATCTGAATGTCGTCGCCGGCCATCGCAATGATTGATGCTGCACTGGCAGCCAGACCCAACACTTTTACGGTCACCTTTCCCTGGTACTCGCGCAGCAGGTTATAAATCGCCAGGCCTTCGAACATATCGCCGCCCGGCGAATTAATGTTTACGGTGACGTCGGCACCATTCATTGACCGCAACGTACCTGCAATACGCTTCGCCGTAACCCCTTCCCCCCAGTAGTCCTGCCCGATAACGTCAAATACAGAAATCGTATTATCGTCAGAGGCTGCGGCTTTCAGACCGCCATTCCAGCGATCAAGCGCTGAGGGTAAAGGTTCGCAGGTGACACCCGCGCAGGGGCGCCCCGCCGGCGCTGCCGGAAGTTGTTTTTTTGTCATGGGGGAGTTGCTCCTACGCTGCTTTTTTCAGCGGTGATTGGTCTTCAGGAATATCAGGGAAAAGGTAGTTATGCAGCTTGGTAATGCTGCTGGCCTGAGCGCCGAGGTTATTCTGTTTCAAATCCTCCAGTGGGGTCAGGTTAAGCTGCACGGTGTAAATATCTCCACCCTGTATTGGCGGCAGATTTTCAAGCCTGCGGACATCGTTGCGGCTCATCCAACCATTTTGCAGCGCGGTGGTGTAATACGCAGAGCGACCGACACTATCCGCACGAAGCAAGCCTTCAACCGAGAACTCAGCAAAATAATCTTCGTCACCATCCAGTAGGCAGCGTGCGATTTCCTGCTCGATGTTCACCAACAGTGGGCGCAAGGTATTGGTCAGGAATATCAGGTTCATTCCTTCAACGCTTGACGCCCAACTACTCTGTTTCGTGACGTGTCCCACCATAAACGGTGGCACCCGAAACCAGCGGCAAATCTCTTCGATACTGAAGGCACGGCTTTCCAAAAGCTGTGCCGCCTCTGGGTTCATCGTCACGTTTTGGTAGGAAAGCTCATTTTCCAGCACCATCAACTTACCGGCATTTTTGGAGCCGATAAACGACTGCAGGCTTTTACGCAGTCGTTCCCGTTGCTCTTTATTCAATGCCGTTTTTGACGATAAAAAACCGGTGCTTTGAAGGCCGTTTTCGAAAATCTTGGCAGCAGCTTCATCCACAGCCATTGCAGCGCCGAACACATCGCGGCCAGAGCTCAAAGGCATCATCCCGCATACGCCATCCAGGCCAAAACCGCGGATATGCATCATACGGTCAACGGGGATCACTCGCTTGGCCCCGTTCTCGGTATACGTGTATTCAAGCTTGCCCGTCGGTAAGCGCTTAACCACCATGTTTTGTGGCAAAAGCGGGTCCAGCGCCACCAGCTTGCGGCCAATCATTTTCTTTTCAACGAACGCATTACCCCGCAAGCAAATGCTGGCCACCACCAGCAACATGAACCGCGAGGGCGTCATTTCCAGATTTGGCCGCCGGCACAATACCTGGTAAGCAGGATGATCCTGAGCAAGCTTGCGGGAACCATCCGCCTCACGCACATACACTTTTAGCGGCAGCGTGGAGATCGACTCACTGAGCAGGCGAATACAGGCCCAGACAGAGGAAAGCTGGATTGCCTTGTCGGCAGTGACCACCTTGCCGCTGCTACTGGTGCCAAACCATTCTTGCCAAAATGTCCCGGTGGTGAGACTGATCGGGACACCAAGCCAATTTAAAAGGGCGCTTTTCACGCGCCCCGGTTGTTTGTTTTTGTCCATCAGATACCCACTATGATCGGATCATCAAAAAAGCCTTCTAAATCGCTGTCGTCTTCCTGTATGTCTTCTGCTGCCCCCACGGACATTGCCAGCGCAACAATACCGTCTATACGCCCATTGCTGCGGCGCTTGCTGAACACCCGGTTTTCACTTTTATCGGACTCGGTCACGGCGTTGGCCGCATTCCAACGAAGGCAGGGATTAAACAGAATGGTGATTTTCTTATCGATAATGAGTTTTTCTAACAACTCGATAGAGTGCGGCATCCAGAGCCCAGACTCTTTGGATTTACCGAATCCCTGCCCGTGCGGCACAAGAGGAACGGTGATCCCTTCATCTATCAGCTCCGGCTCTAAGTAGTCCATGTGATAACGGTCAAATGCGATGGACTGCATATCAAACTGCGCCGCCAGTTGGGCGATGCGTTTTGACACTGCGCCATAATCAATAACACTGCCGACGGGGGCGTGAACGTATTCCTCACGCACCCAGGCGTCATAAGGAACACGGTCATTTCTGGCCCGGTCGAGTAACGTATCCTTCGGCGTCCAGAACTCAACGAATGCCGTTCTTATCTCTGGGAAATACAGTGATAGCGCGGTTAAATCTCGCTTGCCGGACAAATCCAGGCCGCCATAGCACATACGGCCCTGCAGTTCGGCAATATCGAATGTCTTTTCACAGGCCATCCAAACATCGCCGCCAATCCACGGATTCTCAGCATCCACCCACTCGCAGAAGTTAAGACGCCGCACCAGGCTCTCTTTGGACGGCATGCCCCGCGCATCTTCCACCTGCTCGCGTAAATACTCAGGCTGGAAGGTCTGCCCCATGGAGGGGTTAGCTTTTGCCCAACATGACTCATCCTTGAACGGATCGTCGCCCTCATCCAGCGAGCAGATAAACGCGAAGAAGGCGTCGTTTTTTTTCTGGCCGGCGGCCAACTGCTTGCCGTACTGGTGATATTCGTAACAGACGCTGGTTTTATCGTGACCACTGTTCGTGATCATGAAAATCAGTGCCTGCCGCCGGCCTTTGGTACCGGCACGCATCATCTCGACGGCTTTGTTATCTTTGTGCTCATGCACCTCGTCAATCAGTGCGCAGTGGGGGCGCGGGCCAGACTGACCATCATCGGAACTGATGGGCCGAAAGAAAGAGCCGGTCTGCAGAAATGCCAGGTTCCATTCTTTCCCTGCACCGCCAGAAGGATCGATACGCTGCGACAATGCGGGCGACTGATTAACCATCGCCACTGCGTCGCGAAACAAGATCATCGCCTGGTCTTTTTTCGTCGCTGCCGCATAGACCTCGGCGCGAGGCTCCTTGTCTGCCATCAGGCAATACAGACCAATCCCCGCTGAAAGTGGCGACTTGCCCGACCCTTTGCCAGACTCGACATACGCCGTGCGAAAGCGGCGAGAGCCGTTCGCCCTTTTCCATCCAAAAATGGAGCCGACAACGAAAGCCTGCCAGGGCAAAAGAATAAATGGTGCCCCTTCATGCTCCCCACCATTCAGCTTGAGCACTTTGGCAAAGAAGTCGATCACGCGGCTAACGGCTTCAACATCCCAGTGAAGCCCCCGGCTTTCTCCCTCAACTAAATCATTAAGGTGACGCTGGCAGGCATTACGTATGTCGGGACCGGCGAGGGTCCTGCCCTCGGTGACATCCAGGGCATACTGTGTTGCCGGATCAGGTGCCGAAGAATTCGTCGAGCGGGTCCGTTTCTTTTTTTCCACCATTTACATTTACCTTTGACCTGGCCGCTGGCGTCAGACCGAATTCCACCAAATAGCTTTTGAAGCGCCGATCTGCATCCGCCAACATGGAGACAGCAGGGTTAGCCTTAATCAGAAACCCACCCTCGGTTTGAACTGTATAGGTGCGCCCCTCATCGGTGATGGTGTTTCGCAACTGGAGGATGTCGGCATAAATATCGCAGAGGCGCTCAAGCGCAAAAGTATCAGCAACGGTCAAAACGCCCATGCCGTCGAGAAGAACGGTCATTCGGCCCCAGGCTGTTTTCCCCCAGTCGGTGAGGTGCGCAGGAGGGCTAGGAATTTCGCGGGCCGGCATCGGCTCTTTATCATTAAGTTTTCTTTTGCCCGGATTGCCGGTTACCACTTTTAGGTGGGTCGGTTTCGGGCGTCGTCCTGCCATCGGAACCTCCCAGAAAAAAACTTTTCATTTCGCGGTTGTGCGCACAAATGACTAGCGGCGGTCTTTAAAAGCGAGAGGGGTGAACTCTTACCCCGCCCCTCCCCATTGCATTCAAACGCCGCTGTCAGCGGTTCCAGTGCGACGCTGGGTCAAGCGGCAGGCCATCGGGCGAGCACCCTATTACCTTGCCTGTCTTCTCCATACGCTGCTTTGTGGAATCATGGTGCGGCTTGCATAGGCCTTGCCAGTTCTTACGGCTCCAGAATAGATGCTGAGCCTTCTTCATTTCTTCTGACGACTTGGCCTCCTTCATTCGGTGCGGCACAATGTGATCCACTACCGTTGCCGCTTCAATACGGCCCATCTGCTGACACATGACGCAAAGAGGATTGGCACGCAAGAAAACCAAGCGTTCAGCCTGCCACTTGCTGCCATACGGCTTCTTGTTGGTCATGAATACCTCAAATAGAAAAGCCACCAGCCTGCCTCAGCAGGTTGATGGCTTTAATCAATGGTAATTAACAATTTCCTAGTTATATAGCTAAATCACGGAGAGTTAATTCACCAATTGTATTTGATTGATTAAACACACATGGCTGCAAAATGGAGTTTGCATTCACTTTCGCAACTTTGAACATTTACTGAATTTAACCGTAGATACCCATCAATCTGTACCCAAACACTTTTGGTCGAAAACTTCTCAGTTGGAATATCCTGCTGCGCAGAGATAACAGCAAAATATTCGCCATCACTCAAATCTTGAAAAATTTCATATTTATATTTTTCACCAGTGCTAGCACTGTTAAAAGTTAGCGTGCTAAACAACTTGTTCATGTCCATACTATCTCCTTTTTTATGGAGATATGATCATACTCATACCTATATGGTATTCAAAGTATTATCAGGTAAGTCAGTAGATTCACCGAAGCAATATCTCAGTAAATGCCACCTGTAATGCTAATCAGAACTGCAGGAGCCTGAATCGCTGCCGCTACTGTCCGAACTGCAGGTACTGTAATCATTACTGTAATCAGCACCAACGAATACCGGACTTAGTGGGTTGAGGGGGTTAAGTAGGTCGCTACCAGTACCGCCTACATTTTGTTGTTCACGCAAACGGCGAGCCTCTTCCTGACGGCGGCGGCGTTGCTCATAGAAATATCTGCTCATGGTTTCTTCCTTTCATCATCAAGCTGACGAATCGCCAGCAGTTGGTTGTTCGCCTTATCGATAGCCGCAAGCAACGGGTCAATCCACAATACCGCCTGGCAATAGGTCAGCGTGCTGGGGGCAGTGGTGCCAGCACTGGCTGTGTTAGCGTTAGCGGTATTGCCTGGCATTGCGCCGGAACGTAGACGGTTCGTGTAGTCGAGCAACCCACCAGCAATAGCGGCAGGCACAGCCAAATCGCACGTAGGCTGATTCTTGAGGATTGTCCGGTATTCAATTTCTTTCCCCTGGGTGGCCACATCGGTATTAATGCCGTACTGGCTCGCTGCGTTACTGATAGCGTTGGCGCGTTGAAACAGAAACGCCTGGGCGGTAATGGTAGCTGTCTGCAGGTTGTTATCGCTTTGAAGCTGGTCAACCTTCCCACCAGCCGTTACAGCGTTACCGTGGAAGTGAAACGCCAACCATGCCAGCGTGATGAATATGACCAGCAGAGCAGCACCAATAGCTGCCGTTAATCGGTTCATTATTAGCCCCAGTTGCAGATTTCACGTTCAACCTCTCGCCGGTTAATCAGGCCCTTCCAGACCTTGCCCCCAGCTTTATTCCAGCGGCGCATTTCATCACAAGCGCCCGAACTGTCACCGGCGTTAAGTTTTTTCAGCAGGGTGGATGATTCAAAGGCTTTGACGCCGACGTTGTAGCTGAAGCTTATAAGTGCCGCTTTCTGATATTCACTGGCTGGCACCTTCACAGACCGGTCTACAGAACGGACGAAAGGCACAAGGTCTTTATTCAGTAGCGCTTTGCATTCAGTTTCGGTGTAAGTTTTGCCGGGGATAATATCGGCACCAGTATGGCCATAGCAGACAGTCAGCACGCCAACTACATCGCGATAGGGCTTGTATTCGACTCCCTCCAGTGAAGGAATAAGCACCGCAGCAATAGCCAACGCACCACCACCGACAGCACCAATGATTTTCTTTCTTAGCTGTGGGTTCATGGTTTCACTCACTCATCGCTTTATATGCAGCTTTTGCACGCTCTTTGTCATATCCGACGGCAGTCAGCTTGTTAACCAGCTTGCGCTTGTAGTACCAATTAACCCCAGCGGTAAACACGGCAACCAGAATCCCCACCAGCACGGCCCAATCTTGCAGAGTCATTGCTCCAGTTGCTGCCAGTAGCGAAGCAACCCAATACGAAAGCTGGGAACTGTATTTATCCATCCTCATATCCTCCCCCTGCCGGGGCTGTGCCCGATCGTCGGGTGGTAGAAACAAAAAGCCCCGGCAAACGCCAGGGCAACTTAGTTACTCGGGAAAATCTCCCGGTGTGTTTGTTCGAACCGTTCAGACTCCAGTTCTACCCCCAGGCCGATTCGGCCTAGCTTGATAGCCGCCTTAATCGTTGAGCCGGAACCCATGAAGAAATCAGCCACTACATCACCGGGACGACTACTGGCGTTGATGATGTGCTCCATCATTTCAGCAGGCTTTTCGCATGGATGCTTACCGGCATAGAAGGCCACCGGCGAATAGGTCCAAACGTCGGTATAAGGTACCGCAGCAGATACCGTGAAGGTGCGCCGCAATGATTTATATTCCTGGCACAGGTCCAGATATTCGCGGTTGAGGGTTTTGTATTCCCTTACCAGCTCATGATGGGGACGATTCAACCCACCAGCCTGATGCTTCTCATTAGCGATGCGGTCAAATAGTGCCTGAAGCTTGTGATACTGCTCTTCACTCGGTAGTTGCCACTGGCTCTCGCTAAACCAATGGCTGGCCATCTGCTTACCGGTAGCCGCGTTTATATCCTTCGTAGTGACACCAAGAGACTGCCTGGCCGATTTGAAGTAGTCGAACAGCGGCTTGAATACGTTTTGCTTAAGCTCGGTGCATTTCACCGCGTAGCCGTCAATCTTGGGCTGTAGGGGCCCAGCATAGTGACCGGCGAAAATGATCCGCTCGGTAGCAGGGAAGAATGCGCGTAGCCCTTCTTTATGTTGTCGTTTCCATGCGCCGGACGGCTTAGCCCATACGATGTGGCTCAGTACGTCGAACCGTTGGCGAACCAGCAGCTCAGTATTTGAGGCCAAGCGGCTACCGCAGAACATATAAAGACTGCCGTTAGGCTTGAGCACCCGCCAGAACTCCACCAGCAACGAATCCAGCCAGGCTAAATACTCAGCCTCGGTTTTCCATTGGTTATCCCAGTCGCAAGACTTCACCCGGTAATACGGCGGGTCAGTCGCAATCAGGTCGATGCAGTCATCAGGCAGGGTTTTGATGTATTCGAGTGTGTCAGCGTTGACAAGACGTGTGCTGGATATCATAAGCGCCCTTGTTTGATAGGCTCGTCCTGCTGTTAGCAGCACGGGCAAAGGTTCGCTTGTGACCATTGACATGAGCAACTGGTGGACAGGGTGTTACCTCACCCTTCCGCCGCCCACTTCACAAACATTAAAGCGAAACTCCATTAACCTTTTCAGTTCATTGAATGGGGTTTTGATTTAATTATTATCAAAAAACTTTGCATAATTGAGATCCTGATTAAATACACTCACCCGAGGATAGTGATAAATTGTTTTTTGCGGGATTACCGCATAGTAACCGAATGAAATAATTACCAAGGATATATTATGAGTTTAACTGTTGACCAATTAGTTAGAATTGCAAGTGCTGGGGGTGGTTTGAAAGTAGATGCAAAACTGAAAACCGTTGACCAATTGGTTCGTATAGCAAGCGCTGCTTCTAATCACAAAGCAATACTCGAAATTATCAATACAACCCTTCTCACCGTTGACCAAAAGGTACGGATAGCGAGTGCAGGTAAAGGTTCGGTATTTTTTAGTGACCTCGCGTAATTCATAGTATTCAAGGCCCATTACTAATACATGGGCCTCCTAGGTTTATTAAAGAATTCCCTTCAAAACGAAACTTTCCTGATAACAACCTTATTACATAGAAAAAACCCGCTCAATGGCGGGTTATTTTGTTGCATCGCTTGATGGTACAGCTTCGCGAAAGCATACATGTATTATGCACTTTCATTGGCTATTATCAAGTTATTTTTTCTTTTTCTGCATTTTCGATGCAGATAGCTGCACGAACGGCGAAGAACACCGAAGAATTGAATATTTCAATACACCAACGCACCCTGTCATCCACCTGGTCGCGTGTCAGCCATGGGGCGTAATGATTTTGCATATAGCGTCCAAGTACCGACACGGTGTTGTTGCGGCCCGTATAGAACAGCTTGCCAATCACATAGACCGGGTTGTCATGTTTCATAGATGCCAGTACCGCTTTTTCCATGAAGTCGCATTCCTCCCCAGCATCAGCTGCCACCAGCATTGATTCCAGAGAGCGTTGAGGCCAGAGGATGGTGGTTGCCTTCTTTAATTGCTCTTCACCGCGATAGCCGAGTGTGCGCAAGTCTGCCATTACTTTCACGATACGGGCCGCACTTTCATCGTCCCACTGCTCAGGCATGATTTGCCCCCATACTCCGTTGCCGCCGCTGCACTTCAACTTCCCATCAGTATTGCCGCCGTACATATCACCCCAGGCGTTTAGTAAGGAGGTGATCCACAATGTTTGTAGACGGGTTAACCGTTGGAACTTGCCCAGGTACTTCTTGCGAGAAACACCGGCAACAGTTGTCCATGCGTTGTGTTTTATTTGTCGTCTCTGATTCGGGGTCATGCTGCCTTCTCCTGCTTCAATGCTTTGCGCTTAGCTTTATATGTATCGCGGATACGTTCGTAGTCACTGCGGCCTAACTTGCTTACCTTGGGTGGTGGCCCCATCAACCGGTCAAAACGTGCCTGGCCTATCTTGGCTATCAGATTAGGGCGGTATTCACTCAGGTTCGCGGACTTGAAGTTGTTACAGACCGAGCACTGCTTATGGCAGTTATCTTCATCAAAGCGCAGCTCAGGGTTGCTCCCTACGGTGCGGTAATGCCCGGCATGGTATTGGCCTTTATGGTGGCGACCGCAGCTGATACATGGTTCATCTGCGTCACGTTCGCGGATATACGCGTTGAACTCTGTCTGGGCCAGGTTGATGAAATAACGCAGAGGCTTAACCGCCAGCTTGCGAATCTTCAGCTTGTCCTTGCGCACTCTTTCTTCCTGGCGTTTGCGTGCGTCACGCTGGTAGTGCATCGCACAGAGCGGGCCGCAGACTTTCTGTAGGTACTTCTCCGGCGTGAATGTCGTTCCACACTGAGCGCAGACCTTTTCCTTGTACTGCTTGGGCTTAGTTGGCTTTTTCATTTTTTCCCTCACGGTGGAATATCCACTCGTAGACTTCTGAGCCGTTAAGCAGCAGATCGTTGAAGTCGCCAGATTTAGGCCAGCGGACTGAGACTTGTTGGAGATCGTTTTTTGCCAATAGATTGGCACGAGCACATTCAAAGGCGGCGGCATGGCCCGTAGCAGACGCGTCAGCGTCGGCGAAGATGATCAGGCGCTGTACGCCACGGGGTACGCGGAACTTCTTCATGAAAGTGGCGTTCAGCGTCGCCCAGGTGTTGCACTGGGTTATTTGGTGGCAGGAAAGCGCGGTCTCTATACCTTCTGCGATACCTAACGTTGCAGACGGTGGAAACATACGAATGGCAACAGAGGTGGCGTGTTCAAGGTAGCTGTCCTCTTGCAGTCGCATCATTTTCTTCGGTGCGCCAGCAACGGTGGCTTTCTGGTCGCCGTCCAACAGGGTGCGGTGCAAGTAGCACAGTTCGCCCTTGTCGTCCGTTGCCAATGCATAGATAGACTGGTATTCGCCACCAGCAGCGCGTTGGCGATCGCAATAACGCACGTTCTCGATCGGCAGGCTGGTGATACCTCGCTGTTTTAGATAGCGGTCAGCGCCAGTGCCGCGTAAACCTGTTAACCCTGCAAACTTGCAGCTGACGCGTTGCCGTTGGGAGGCTATGCCAGAAGAAGGGCCACCAGCCTGATAGCTCTCTTCCGGTGAATATGTACGCCCCACCAGCTTATCGACCTCTGACGCCAGCGTTTTGAAATCCTTGCCGGTTGCCCCGGTTAACAACGCCCAGCCGTCACCTGCGCCGCATGAACAAATGTAGGAGCCGGTCCCGTTCTTATCGTCACAACGGAACTTCCCCTTACGCCCACACAGCGGGCATTCCCCCTTAAAATGTTTTTTGCCGGTAATCGGTGGTAAGCCGTAGAAGTCGAATATTTTTGACCAGTGGCCTATAGCTGCCTGTTTGGTATTCATGCGGCTTTCCCCTGCTTAGATTTTGCGTAGGCAATCTGTGTTGATTTAATGAAGTTGCTCACCACCGGCGTGATAGCCATTGGCGTTCTGTGCAGCCCGTTAGGCCATGTGTCGAATTTTTTGCGGTAGACGTGCGAGCACCAGCCATCGCTAACAGGTTTGCCCTGTGCGCTGCGGGTGCGTTGGTAATAGAGAATTTGACTCCACCAGGCTTGTTTCACCTCTTTAGTGATCAGCTCCTTGGCCTGCTTAACTTTCTTGAGGCTGCGGGTTTTGTCAGTGTCGATGTCTTCACCAGCGATCGGCTTGAAACCACATTTCGGGCAGATGTAAATGCCGACCGGCTTCACATAATGGCATTGGGTGCATTCTTTCGGCAGGCGCTCTGGCTGTTCGTTTTTAACCACACGGGCCGGGGCATCTTCCATCCCGTCCGAGGTGGCTGGCAGGTAGTCATATTCGATATCGTCGGGGTAGCCCATCTGATGGACGGTGCCGGTGTGGTCGAAGATGATGCAATGATCTTTCCCAGGCGCAGGGCGAAGGCCACGGCCCAGAATCTGTATCCACCGGATTTCTGATTTAGTCGGGCGGGCAAAAATGATGCAGCGGACGTCACTGTCAAAGCCAGCCACCAGCACCCCAACGTTGATGATGATCTTAGTGATGCCCTGTTCAAAGCGGCTGATCGTCAGTTGGCGCTCTTCGTGCGGTGTTGATGCCGTCATAACCTCAACCATTACACCCGCCCGGCTGAATTCAACGGTCACGTAATTGGCGTGGGCCACGTTGACGCAGAAACAGATCGTCGGGCGGTCTTCGCCGTTCTCCAGCCAGTTTTTGACGATATCGCCCACCAACGTCGGGTCACTCATGACCTCGCCGGATTGCGTTTCGTTGTAGTCCCTGCCATAGCCTGCTTGTATCGACGTTTTCACATCGCTCATGTCAGGGTGTGAAGGAGCGTAAAATTCGTATTTGCTCAGTGCGCCAATTGCGATCAGTTCTTTCATCGTGGTCGGCTTGATCAGCTTCTGGTAATACGTCCCCAGCCAAGCCGAGAACGGGGTACCGGATAAGCCGATAACCTTCACGTCGGTGTTGCTCGTCAGGTGGTCAATGATTTCGAGAATCTTTTTGCGCTTCAGGTGGGCTTCGTCGATGATCAGCAGATCGATTTTTTCCGGGAAGTCGCGGCGAATCAGCGTATCAGCCGATGCAATTTGAATAAGGCGCTGTGGGTCGTAGGCCGGGTGGTCACGCCAGATATAACCAATTTCTTCAGCAGGCAAGCCGTACTCAATGAAGCGGTTAGCGGTCTGGTCAAGCAGGACGGTATACGGTGCCACAAACATTATGCGCATGTTGCGGCTGATGAACCCGCTGGCGATAAGCGCAGCGATTGCCGTTTTTCCGAACCCTACCGGCGCATACATCATGAATGAGCCGTGTTGCTTCCATGCCGAGCGCAGCATATTCAGTGCAACAATCTGTTTTTCGCGTGGCTGGATAGTAAGCATCATCGTTTCATTCCTCGTTTTATCGTCTAGCCGTCTAAATTTCCGTTTGGCGCTTTTTAACAACTCGATCCCTTAAAGATCTTCCCTCTGGTAAAGCCTGTTCCTGCCCCCACACCCCAACCCGATCACCCCCCTTTCCCCCCTCTTACCCTTCCCCTCTCCCCCGTTTAAAAAAAAACCGTTAAAAATTTTCATGCCGCTTTCCCGTTTTGCCCCACCAGCGGTGGCGCGGTAGTTAATCCCTGGCCTGCCCGTGAATACCGTTCGACGTAGGTTCTGAGCCGTGTATTCGCTGCCCTGCGGCCCGCGTTGTCTTGCTGGTATGAAACCTCTGCGAGGTCAAATGCAGCCTGGTAAGCCTCCGCGTATGCGAGCGCAATCTTTCCGCGTTGCGCAGGCGGTAACATGCCAAGCTGTTCTTGAATCCATACGGCATCCTCACGGCAAAACACCGTGGGCATGACGGTTCGAACAAACGCTGCAGACTGCATACGCTTACCTCACGGGTTTAGGTTCCTCTGCGGGGCAGAACACGCTGTAAAGCAAGATGACGTGCTCCTGGAACGTTGCCATCAGGCGGTGGGTGTTCTCGTCCAGCGCCTTACGTTCAACGTCGTCAATCTCGCCGTCTTCGGTGAATTTACGGACTAGTTCGGAGTGCTTGCCGATGTACTCGATAGCCTCCATCAGCTTGCTGTTGATATCGTCGCGATCGATATCCTCTACTTTCGGCAGAGGTACGTTCACGCTGTGCGATTGGCGGGATACTGCGTCGGCAAAGTGGGTATTGCCACCAGCCTGTTGCAACACCATGAACCAGCCGATCGGGAAAATTTGATTACTGTTCGGACGCAGACGGTTAAACAACGCGTCTTCAGTAACCCCCAGCCAGTTAGCTGCCTCTGCATAACCGCCAGGCAGACCGGTGATAATTTTTCGGGCGGCACTGATCACCCATTCAGGCTGTTTCTCTGCCTGCCAATCTGGCGCTTTTTGCTGTGACACAGTTGAGTTCCTCGGGCTGTGGTTACGATTACTTGTTAATTGCGAGATACTCCTACTCATCAATTGGATGAGTTAGATTCACTCTGCTTTGTCGGGGGGAAAACCTCATCCAACCCAACAGACTCACCAAGCTTGTTGAAAATTTCCACGAAACCACGGCAAGTCTGGATATCCATGCTCCGTCGTCCGGCTTCGTAATGGCAGATAGCACCTGGCGTACAGCCTGCAAGCTGTGCTAACTCAGATTGAGTCAGCCCCAGACGCTTACGAATCACTTGTATGTTGTTCATGAAGCCTCCTATTTCCGCAAAGTATACATATCGTATTCACCGGAGGCAAGAAAAGTATACATATTGTGTCTCGCAGACTGCTATACAAAACGTATAATTCAGGAATGAACATGAAATGGTATGAAGCCGCCAAAGCCAAAATGAAGGCATCTAACATTGGCCAAGAACAACTTGCAGAGCATCTGGGTGTGACTAAGGGTGCCGTAAGTCATTGGCTTAATGGTCGTAGAGAGCCGGGCATACAAATCATTGCCAATATTATGAATTTTATTGGTATGAGCGATTTCGTAGTTAACCCAGGGAAAAATGCATCTGTTTCAGAGGCTGAAAACTCAAACATTAAATATGCAGGCCCTTACCATAAAGGACGAGAATTCCCACTAATAAGCTGGGTTCAGGCTGGGGCGTGGGCAGAGGCAATGGAACCGTATACGCTGGACGAGATCGATGAATGGTATGAGTCCGATACGAAGGTTTTCGGTAAGGCATTCTGGCTTCGTGTTGAGGGTGAGTCGATGACGGCACCTTCTGGTGTAAGTATCCCTGAAGGCACTTTAGTGCTGGTTGATACAGGCCGTGAACCTATAAACGGTAGCCTGGTGATTGCCAAAATGGTTGACGCAAACGAAGCCACCTTCAAAAAACTGATCATTGATGGTGGTCAGAAGTACCTGAAAGGGCTAAACCCTGCGTGGCCTATGAAAGAGATAAATGGAAACTGTAAAATCATAGGTGTAGCTGTTCAAACTATGATGCGCCTTGTTTAACATTTTCCCTCGCTGTCCATAACCCGACCTCTGAGTCGGGTTTTTTGTATCCGCAATCCCACCCACGGTTATTAAAGCCGTTCCCCCCTGCTCATAGAGCAAATTTCAAACAACTATTTTTTAATAAAAATCATCACATTATGTATTCCTGCGAAAATTAAGTATACATATCGTATTGCGTGGCGTGAATACAATTTGTATACTCAGCACATCAACACCGCAACGCCACCAGCAAACCACCGCCACAAACGTTACGGAACAGGCAGGAAGCCAACAGGTACACGCATCAGGTGAGCGACGTAATCACCCACAGACCCCGAGAGGGACCGACCTGTACGTTCTTTAGGGAAAGAGTGGATTTACCCTGCCGCTGCCTATACGGGGCGGTAGGCATAAGACCACTAAGGAGTAGAGCAAGATGAAAGAAATTATATTTCAACCAGCTAACGCAATCCCCGTAAGCACTGACCGTAGGCAATCTTTTTTGGTCATCCATCCTGGAGATGGCTATTGTCTCGGCAGAGCTTTTTTCGACGACAGCAATGAGTTTGTCTGTTTTCTTATCGATGAGGATTTTGGCGCACCTGCGGAGGCGCTTCACCAGGGGCAGTATTTAGCTTGGGCTTCCCTGCCCCTGGAGAAAACTATTTTAGAGACTTTATAAAATCGTTATAAAGCCCCAAGTCTTTACGGCTCACGTTATCCATTGGATACATTTGATGGTATAGGGGTTTTAAGTTTTTCTTGCGGAGAAATTTAATGGCAGACTCTTGTAATTCTTTAGCCCTAGCGATCCGAGCATCAAGCATTGAGGCACGGCGTCCTATATTAGTGAGTTGGCGACGAGAAATTGCATTTAAATCTACATTTTCTAGCGCGATCAATACTTGAGAGATCTCTTTCTCAAAGAGGTCTCTTAGGTTGTTATCAGAAGCTAAAATCTCTATTTGCTGGATCTGCCCGATAACCACAAGAACCGTTTTGTATTCAATCGGAGCATCTTCAGCAGGGTTATCATATTCCTTCTTATCTTTGGGCACAGACTGCGGACTCACAACCTTCGTGTCCCGGTTGGCAGCCATACGGGATAGCTCAGTCGCAGCGTAACGCCCTACGACAAGTGGGTCCTTAATTTGCTCTATCTTTGCCGCTAATTTTAGTACGCCGTTCGGGCCACCGGTTAACTCGGCCGCCTGTTGCCAATATTCAAAAACTTTCTGTTTTTTGCTAGCAACCGTTTCTTTGTAGATTTCGAGGTTAACTTCATTTTCCATTCGTTGGGCAAGCACTTCGAATTTTTCGTTAAAAATCTTGGTGCCGCAAATGTGGCCTATGCAGGTTTCTACTCCATCTTCTGTCCTGACGATGAAGCCCATCTTATGGCCCGCATGGCAATTTTTAAGGCCACAAGCCCTTGATGGCTCGTTTTTGTAATAGCCAAAGACCTCACTTAATACCTTACCTTTTGAATCAATATCCACAACATAATTAGGCCGCACATAAACTTGCTCCCAGCTATCAAGTTTAATTAAAACACCGCCTTCTTTTATATAAAGCATGCTTTTCCCTTCTTGGATTGTGGAGATCGAATAGTACCACAGCAATAAGGTTAGTATGCAACCAATAACTGTATGTATACCCAGCAAGTTATCCACAGGCTCAGGAACAACACATGAAGATAATTTTAACCAAGCGCTGCCGCCGCAGGGCACGACGGGAAATCCGCACTCAGCGTAGGAGAGCTATTAAGGAATTCGGCCATTGCAACGGTACCAGCATGCTCAACTGCTATGCCCGATGGTACTTCTGAATTAAATAGCCCCGGCTGCAGACGCCAATCTTTGCCGGGGCCTGACCAGTAGAACGGAGATTCAACATGATCAAACACAATGCTAACACAATCGTTGTGGACGGTATGCGCACGGCTCCATCCGTGCAGGCCGTTCGCCTCACCTTCTTCACCCGTCTGTGGAAAACCCTTTGCCAGAAAGGCAACCCGCTTTAAGAGTTTTGCTGTGTGTAGTCTTTGGCGGCCAGACCGAACTTCAACCCATGAGAGGTGAAGATAATGTTCATAGGCTGGTCGCCCTTTTTCATAGAGAAAAGAACTTAGGCATCTACTAACCGTGGAGGGCGTCACCCGGCCTGAGTTCTTCTCTGTATGTGACGAGGAGAAATGACATGTCTGAAAATAAATGTACCCCCTTTAGCCAGCAGTTGGCTTATATCAACAAAGGTACCTTAGACCAGGAGCTTACCGAAGCGCTGGCTGAGGTTATTAAAATGGTTCGCGAAACTGGTAAGAAAGGCGCTGTGACTCTGACGCTTAATTGCCAGATGCTTAATACCCGCGACGAAAACACAATGAAAATCACCCCAAACGTCAAGAAATCAATTCCTGAACTTGATCGGGCTGACACCATTATGTTCTCAACCGCCGACGGCGATTTAATGCGTGATGATCCTTCGCAGGTACAAATGGATTTAACGGTAATTAATACCGGGCCTGCCGCAGCACCTATCAAGCTGCAATCCCACGGCTAATTAATTTCGGCCATCTATACATTAATTAAGGAAAATAACATGCAAGATTTTGCAAACAACACCGTGCGTGAAATTCAGGAATTAGCTATCACCGCACACACCCCGAAAACTGATATCCCCGTTGCCGTAGTCCCGCGCAGCCACAATGTAGAGTCGCTCGAACATTATCAATTGCAACCGGCGCTTATTCGCCAAGCGGTAAATTTAATTTCTGCATCCTCACTGATCGCTTACGTTAAAAAGTTCGCTGATCAGCGTACAGCCATTTTCGCCGATAAATCGGTAACCCGTATCGAGGCCGTTCTGGATTACCACTCGGCCCCAACGTCCGCTGAGTGGGCTAACCACCGTGCTGTCTATGATTGTCCATATTCTGATGAATGGAAGGAATGGGCAGCGCGCGACAAAAAAGCTATGGATCAGACCGATTTCGCCGAGTTTCTCGAAAACCACATCAAGGATATCGCCCCAGTAAGCGATGACTATAAAGGTCCATCCGGCACGGCGCTGCTCGAAATGGTACTGGCTTTCCAAGAAACGCGAAAAGCTGAATTCAAGTCGGTGCGTCGCCTGCAGGACGGTACGTTCCAGATGTCCTACAGCGATGAAAAATCAGGAAGCGGCAATACCTCCCTCCCGGAAAAAATCAGCCTGGCCATCGCACCATTCCACAACGGCGCACCATACCAAGTTGAGGCCCGTATCCGCTATCGTCTGCGCGATGGTGGTTTGGCGCTTTGGTACGAGCTGATTGAACCGAAAAAAATCGTTGAGCACGCCTTCACTGAGATCGTAGTTGACCTAGAAAACCAGCTCGAAACCGTCCCGGTATATGAAGGCTCAATTAAATAAAGTGCAGCCTTATGCGCCGCCGTGTGTGGCGCATAGTGAAGCACTTTCACCCCTCAGAATGGAATGATAAATTATGGCAACTTTAAGTCAGCGCTATGCAGCGCGTGAAAGTATTGGCTCTGATATTTCCACACGCAAAACCTTCCTGGTGCCTCTAAATGAAATTTATGCAGAAGAAGGCTATAACGTTCGCGAATTAAACCAGGCGCACGTGGAAGAGTTTAGGGACGCATTTATTGCCGGTGAGTTTATTCCCCCTCTTGCTGTTGAGATAACAGAAGAAGGCGTGAAAGTTATCGACGGCCATCACCGTTACCACGGTGCGTTATTAGCGACTGCTGCCGGTCACGAAGTTGCACGTCTTGAATGTAAGGATTTCGTCGGTACTGAGGCGGATAAAATCGCCTTCATGGTCACCAGTTCGCAAGGGCTGGCACTTTCCCCTATCGAACGGGGCGCAGCCTATCAACGTTTAGTTAGTCAGGGCTGGACCAACGCAGAGATCGCCAAGAAAGTTAAGCGGTCTGAGTCTGACATTCTTCAGCACCTTCAATTGCAGGAATGCACCCCCTACGTTAAAAGCCTTGTCCGTGCCGGTACAATGAATTATGCCCTGGCAATCAGCATCAACCGCGAGCACGGCGTTTATGCAGACAAAGAAGCCGCTAGATTAATGAAAAAGGCAGAGGACGCTGGTAAGACAAAAGTCACGAAGAGTATTGCGCAGCCTCAGTTCAGCGCCAAAAAGGCCCGCAGGATGCTGGAACTGCTCTTTGACGCCGTTCCCATTGTTAATGGTGATAGCGACATGCTTATGCTTTCCAAAGGCAGCAAAGACGAGGTGATGCAGATAATCAGTGATTATCGCAATGAAGCCCACCAGCAATGAGCGTCAATTTGAACAACGCGCCTTCGTGGATAACCGCCAAGGCGCTGGAAATATTAAACCTATTTAGCGCCTGTCAAATATTCCCCCGAAAAACCCACGGTAAAAAATACTTCACCTTCCGGGTTAATAAGCGATGGCGGTTACTTTCAAAAGACGACGGCCAGAATTGGCAGTTGCTTACCCACAATGATTACAACTCAGTGATCGATACCTAATTGGAGAATGCCACATGTTTGGCCTGTTTCTTCTCGTCTGTTACACCTACCAGCCTTGTGACTACGAGCCACAGGGATGGGTATATCCAGACCGTTCGAATTGCCTTGCTGATATCCACCAGCAGGGATTACCACCTCAGTACGAGTGCTTGCCTGTTGATGACGTTATTTCTGCTCAACCTCTGGGGACAAAATGAAAGGCATCGACTTATTTGCTGGTCTAGGTGGTTCATCTACAGGCGCTCGCATGGCCGGTGTTGATATTGTATGGGCGGGAAATCATTGGCAAAAGGCAGTTGAAATACATGCCATGAATCATCCTGGTGCTCAGCATGTTTGCCAAGATTTACACCAGGCTAATTGGGAGAAAGTACCCAAGCACGACATCATGTTTGCTTCACCTTGCTGTCAGGGACACAGCAAAGCGCGTGGGCGTAAAGCGGGAAACCCACAGCATGATGCTAGCCGATCAACAGCATGGGCTGTCGTGGCTGCGGCTGAGTTTCACACGCCGGAATTCGTAATTGTAGAGAATGTGAAAGAATTCCTGCTGTGGGCACTATACCCGGCGTGGTCATCCGCAATGCAGGCACTTGGATATTCACTGGCACCACATGTTGTGGACTGTGCCGACCTCGGAGTGCCCCAAAATAGGGAGCGCATGTTTATTGTCTGCACCCAAAGTAAGTTCCCACGGTTCCTCAACCTTCCAAAGATGCCCCATTCCCCAGCAAGCAGCTTTATAAGCTTTGATGCTGGTAAATGGCAACCGATAGAAAAGCCTGGCCGGGCTACTGCGACTCTCACCAGAGTCAAAAATGGTCGAGCGCAATTCGGTGAACGTTTTCTAATGCCCTACTACGGCAGTGGCAGCGGTCTTACCGGGCGTTGCCTGAGCCGCCCGATCGGCACAATAACTACGCGCGATCGGTGGGCGGTAGTTGATGGCAACCAGATGCGCATGATCAACGACGAAGAAGTGATGGCGGGTATGTCATTCCCTGCCGACTACATCAAACCGCCATCGCATAAATTATGTGTTCACATGGCCGGTAATGCGGTTCCGCCAGAGGCGATGTATCAGATGGTTAAAGCACTGAAGGAGCAAGCGTGATGGACAATAAGCTGAGCGAACTGAAAGCCTCCGCAATGGCCGCTACTCCGGGGCCGTGGTTTGTGCATGAGAAACCCTGTGAAGACGGCAATTACGGCATTGACACTTCAGATAACGAATGGACTGCGGAGGCCGTAGTTTGGTGGGGTTTTGCTCGGCAGAGCATCTGGAAAGAAGAGGATGCCCGCTTTATCGCCGCTGCTAACCCTGCTGTCGTTCTCGCCCTGCTGGCAGAGCTGGAAGCGAAGGATAAGCGCATCGCCGAATTAGAACAGGAGCCGACAATTAAGCACATGCGCAGCGTCGAAGAGGCACTGATCCGCGCCACGGATATGGTTTCAGAGCTGGAAGCCAAGCTGGCTAACCGGGAGGCGCAGCCTGCGGGGTTCTATACCACCGTATCAGGTCGAAAAGGTGTGGTTTGGCATAACGGCGCACCTGAAGACGACACTGCAATTTTCACCACCCCGCCAGCGCCAGCAGTACAAAGCGTAGTTGACTGGCGGCTCGATGAATCAACGGGCGCTAAAATTCTCATGTACAAGGACTGCAGCGTTATCGAAGACCAGCAAGCTGAGTATGTCCTATCGCTTATTCGTCCTGCGACAGCCGCCCCGGATGCTGTAGATATTTTTGCTGACCAAGTGATCGGTACTAAGACCAAAATAATTCACATGCCCGCACCTTTAAATGTTCCGCAAGAAGGTATCCGCATTTATTTGAACGCTGACGAATTATTTATGCAGCTTGAGAATCAAGGTTGTATTGTGTTAATTGAAAAGCATTAAACATTGACTTAACACTATAACCCAACCACCTTAATTTTTTCAGAACCCCATCTTTCAATGCATGATTTAACCTTTATTTTTATTCTTGGTTGATAATTTATATTAAAATCAGCCTCATCAGATTTTATTCTCTTAAAAGAAACGCCACTATTTTCGTTACACCTTGCCACTATAATGCCTTTCGAGTTTTCAATTACAAAGAAATAATCCGTGTTTTTATAAAAAATAGACGCGATTGAGACTTTGGAATAAAACATACCCATAATCATTGGAATTCCTATTATAGATGTCAATACAATAACATATAGCATTGTTCTAGTGATAATCACATTGTTTGACGGCATCATTTCTTTAGCTTTCCTGCCAAAATAAACAGACGCTGACAACAGCCCTACAAAAAATGATAACAACAGGAAGGTGATAATAAAAACTTTGGTAGCATTAAAATCAGTTACATCTGATGAGTAATACCCAAGAAACACCGACGAAATATAATAAGATATACCTATCAATACCATGGTAGTGTATGAAAATGCGATACGTCTGACTCTCCTCGACCTCCACTCCCTAACAAAAAAGATAACTGGGAATATTATTACAAACGAAAAGAAAAAAACCAAAAACATTGAGAACAACAATGAATTTACATCTACCGAAGCCAAGTCCACTGGAATACCATAGCTAGCAAACAAACCAAACTGAAACATATAACAAGATAAATAACCAACTGCGGTCATTATAGCCAGCGCAGGAAGTTCTTTATTTATATCAACTTTCATACTAACTCCATAAAGTACAAGTGCATGAGGTCCAAATGAACGAAATAAATTTAATATCCGAAAAAGATGTCATGGTTAAATTAGGTATATCCTCACGCCAAACCATGTACAACTATCAGAACAAACACTGTTTTCCCAAACCCATCCGAACTCACCCAAAAGCTTACTTAGAAAATGCTGTTAATCAATGGATTCTAAATGGCGGCATCAACCAGAAAGTTTCTTAACGTGCCAGAAAAGTTTGTCGGCATGTATCTCATACCCTTCCTTTTGCCCTTCTATCCAGTCGTGTTTATTGTATACGGCCATCACCCCACCCAGTTCATGCCCCAGCATTCTTTCCGTAATGTGTGGGGCAACACCTTCCTCCGATAGGCGTGTGACCAACGTTCTACGAAAGTCATGAGCACGCCAATATCCTAAGTCCATCCCTTCCCTAATACGTTTTATGTACCTGTTTGCAGCAGAAATCGTTAACGGCTCAGTGATCAAGTTCCCTGGAAAAAGAACCTGGTCATAAGTCAGCATCGCCTTTTCGAGCAACGGTTCCATTTGGGAAAAGATCGGGCGTCTAATCTCTTTCCCTGTTTTGCTATGTTCTTTCGGTACCGTCCAGACCATCTCCCTCAAATCGAACTCAGGACGTTCAGATAGTCTCAGTTCTGATAGGCGAGCTCCCCAAAGCATTAGCATCTGATGTAAAAGCTTATTTGACGTGGAGGCCCGGCTCCGCTCTATCGCGATCCATATGTCAGCCAGTTCGAAGTAAGTAAGAATTCTATCCCCTGTGTCTGACCGACTACCGACATCGCGTGGCTCAACTTTCATCACTGAACAGTCAGGAATGAAATGCCGACGAATGCACCAGCCCATAGCAGAGCGCAACTGAACAAGTAGCTGTCTCGCCCTTCTACTGTTTTCCCTTTCTTCTCGCGTGAACAAATCCACCCACTGTTTGACCGTGATGTCTGCAACTGGCCGCCCTTCAAAAGCGTTACTTAAACGTTTAATGACGGTCGACTGATACAAGCCCCTAGTATTTTCACGCAGGGAGACATCGACGTAATTTTCCTTCCAATATTCCAGGCAATCCTTGACCGTAAGCTTACCGCTGGCGTCGGTGTTAGATTCAAAATATTGGCGTGGGTCTATTCCCCGATCATAAAGAATTCGCAACTCAGAAGTGATAGCTCTAGCGTCTTTAAGCGCTACTGCTGGATACCTTCCGATACCCAAACGCTGGGCCTTTCCGTTCCACCTGTAGCGAAACTGGAAGTTGATAACACCCTTCGGAGATATACGAGCGCTAAGGCCATCCGCATCGGATACTTCAGGACTTCCCGAATATGGTTTACCATGTAGTAAGCGCAGTTTTGTATCACTAATTGCCATAATAATTTTTTGTACGCAGTTGATTTAAGGTTATGTACCAAACCTGTACACAATAGCACATGGACGAGGGCAAACAAGCGCGTACTGTTGTTTGCAAGCGTGGACAAACAAGGCGATTAGAATGACTAAAAACTCTTTTAAATCGGTATATTAGATAACAATTGCGGACAAATGCGGACAGTGAAAGACAACGATAGACAGAGTACATTCTACATCCACGACTACGAGACCTTCGGTAAAAGTCCCTCTATGGATCGCCCGGCGCAGTTTGCCGGTGTGCGTACCGATATGGATTTCAACATTATCGAAGAG